CATCGTACTTAGTCCTAATTTTGAACAGCTGAACACATGAGTGCTTGGAGTACTTAACAGCATCCGGTTGCACATCAATCTTATCTACTATCTCTATGTCAGTTTGTTCAAACATAATTCTAATGCATAGGCACCCAGTGCTGCTTGACATGCTAGAATGAAATCCTGATGCCATGCCAATGTAAGCCAAAAGGCCACACACTTACTACAGCTCAATGCATCTAGTAAGACTATGGCCCATGTATCTGGTCTTAAGGACAGGTATATCCTAGTAATAGTTGCTTGCAGTGGCTCAAAATTGCACCACCACCAAGCTATAGGTATGATAAGTAAGAGTTCCATTTGGACAAATATACTCTAAAAAATGAGTCGTATATCTCAGTAGTCACATTCCTACCCTGCATGAAGCGGTATAGCTTGGCATAATTTACCCCCATGTCCTCGGATAGATGGGTTAGCTTATATCTCTTGGATAGCTTGCCCCGTATCTCTTTACGCATCCATTCGGATAGCTGTTGGTCCTCAGAAAGGTAAATCGTCACTGCTCTCATCGGTGGTATCAAAAGTTTTTCTTAATTTATCAACAGCACTGTTTTCAATCTTTGAGCTAAGGCTCATGGTCCATGCCTCAATAGAGTTGAAGTACTTGATTGTACCATCCTGTGCCTCCCATCTACGACCTCTTAGGTTGTATTGCACCTCTACCACTTCACCTGTTTTAAGATTGTTTGCTAAATCGCATTTGTCCTGGGTTAATTGGAACGTAACATACTGAGGGTACTCATCCTGTGACTTCAGGGTTATTTCTCTTTTCTTAAATTTGTCAGACACTGACGTTGTTGGGGTAACGAATACCACCTCTCCTTTGAATTTACTCATGGTTGTTTATGTATTTGATATAGTTTATTGTTGAAATCCACCCCCACACTATTGCAGGGGCTAGTAAAATTGATGCTAAGATAATCATTGTATTAAAGTTATTACGATTATTGTTCCTACTATGTACCCTAAGCTCAGTGCAACTGCATTGAATATCCTCTCACTCCAATTAGTAGCCTCAATCATGTAAGCTAGGAATGGCAGCCCAAGGAATGGACCAATAGCTGCAAAGAATATCATACCAGGTGCATTGCCCTCAGATACAAATCTAATGTAAAATGTAGAGCATATCTCTATTACAAGAGCTGATAAGAAAATTATAGGGTATCTCATTTGTCTAGGTTTATTTCGTGGTCATCTAGGCTACTCATTAGGAATTCCTGTATCTTCTGCACTATCTCATATTGTGCATCAGGTAGCTCTCCATACTTCAACATACTACGGAGCTCTGATTTGAGCTCCCATAGTACATTAAGCATATCAGCACCTTTGATGGCACAGTAGTGTTCTGCCTGTTCATCCGGTAGGTTAAATTCAAGTGTTGCTTTCATAGCTTAAAATATACGTTCCTTAGGCCATTCAATAGGCGGACCATACAATTGGTCAGTTAATTCTGCAGCGTATTCTCTAGCAGCACTGGCTACATACTCACATGGGTTTTTAATCAGCTCATCTCTATAGTGCCCTGAAGCAGCTAATAAGCCTTGAAAGGCAGCTAATACTGCCTTGTCAAAGAATTCCTCTCTAGTCATCTTATTTGTTTTTTAATTGGGTTAGTACTTCGTTGTAAAATTCAGTAGCTAGAATTAATCTCTCAGCCATCTGAATCTCTAATTCCTTATCTCTTTCAAAGGTAATGGATGTGATACGCTTCTCAGGTGCAATATGATCAACATAGTGCAGTGCTCCATTCTCATACTCACCTAATAGCTCAGGTGCAGTAGATACCATGACATAGCACAGCTCAAAAGATGGCATGTCATACAGCCACATGTAAGCACGTCCTTGCCACTCATAGTCACTTAGGTCCTTGAGCTCGTAGTTAGTGGCAGGAAACGTATCTAAGGACCACGAGGTTTTAATATCTATGATACTTGTCTCAGTGATGATATCACAGCATCCGGTTAACCACTCATTCTCTACCCTCTCCGAGCTCTTTATGTAGTCCTCTAGCCTAACTAGGTTAAGTAGGTCGATACTGTCCTGCTCCTGGGCTAATCCTTTGGTGATGTACTTGCTGTTCAGCTCACTCCTGTACTCAAAGAAATCCTCTTTAGCCTTCTGAATAATGTAGCTCTTAGCTGTTTGGCTCAATTCCTCCCCCTTAGTACGGGAGGAGGTCATTAACTTGCCTAATTGTGATGCTCTGAACTTCATAGTTGTGCCTCCTGCTCTTTAGTTAGGTTGTACATTTCTTTAATCTGCTCAGGAGTGAACTTACCATTCTTAACTGCATTCAATGCCTTAGTCCATCTCTCACCATCTAGCGTAGGCTTTGCCTTGGGTGCTCTAGCTGCAGTCTCCCCATCATCATCCACTGCCTGCAGGGATAGTAAGCTAACTAGTGTATACCTACGGAAGTAAGTAATAGCTCCACCTAGCTTTTGTGCATCAGTGATCATTGGTAAGGGCATAAAGCTTTCCAAAAAATCCTCATTCTCAATATCAATAATGATAGTGTATACCTTGTCATCCTTAATGGGCTGTATGAGTAGCAATCCACAGTCTAATAGGATAGGCTCTACCGTATCAATGATGCTGTTAATATCTGCATAGTTACGCTTGAGATGTGGGTTAGTCGCATTCTTAATGACCTTACCCATTGACTGCTTAGCTAGATGCAGTTTTTGGTAGATGTTGAGGGTAACCGCCTCGGGTGCTGTTTGCTCAGCTGCTTGTTTTCTTACTGTTGCCATAATTTTAAGTTGTTAATTTCTACAAATATACAAATTAATTGCACTTATTTACAAAATCATTAAAAAATTCTACAAAATCATCAAAGTTTCTAGCGATGTAATAGGTACCTCCTGCCTTTTCAATGTTCTCCTGGTATCTCTTCTGAGCCTCAGACTGCCTATCCTTGCCAATCTTTACCTCTATTTTAACTGAGCGGCCCTTGATGGTAGCAGATATATCAGCACTCCCTGCTGTAGATGTTCCTTTGGTCCATGTGACCCCGATCACCTTTCCTGCTGTAGTCTTTTTTTCTCTTGCTGTACCCATTGTATTAATGCGTTCTGCCTGATATCCATGATAGTTAATATAATCACAGATGGCTCTTGTTAATCCGTTTGCCGTTGAATCTTTGTACATAGTCTTAGGTATATAGTCTTGGGGGTAATTAGGGTGAGTAATGGCATAGCGTTGAAGCTTCAGCTCATGGAGCAGTGCCTTATATTCTTTTTTCATTAATCTTGCTTAGTTAGTTCAAAATATCTACCATGCTGGTCTCTATTTTTGGTGAATTTATAGCCTTTATAGCTTGCATAGGATTGCACCCATTTAATGTACTTCCTGCTGTCAAGGTCTTTGAAGCCATTGGTATCTGCTTGAAATGCCTCAAATGATGCTTTGTTGTAGTGTCTTACATCCAATGAGATATTTCCATCATGTACAAAGTCATAGAACTCTTTACAGGTGTTTTGGATGAAACGTTTAGCATCTGCATTGATGGATACACTTCTAACCAATCCATTCTGGAGGTACATTTGCAGGTTAGATAGCATGTAGTTATCAAAGTGTGACCATTCCTCTTTGGTCCACTCATCAAATAATAGCTTACCATACTCATCCTGTGGGTTACGTTGGCTATTGAAGTACTGAAAAAACTCTATTTCATGCCTCCTCCTGTCATGTGAGGTACCTGCACCACTTATCACATAGTTGGTAGTGATAACTATCTTTGGTGAACGTTCAAATGGGATGTAGATCTCATCCTTATTCTTTCGGTTGACCGGTATGCCCTCAGTGATTAGTGAGAATAGCTGCTCAAAGTCAAAGTGTTTCTTAACATCATCAAATGCTAGCACCTGAGTGTCCATGTTAACACGTTGGTACACAAAGTCATTCTTGCTAGGGTTGTAGGCCTTACCATCTATCTTGATTATTTTACGGATATTTCCGATGGCTGTCAACATCAAGCTCTTACCACTACCTCCGTTGGGGTTATCATCTATCTCTTGGTCATTGAATATGATTGCCTTTTGGTCAGTCTTATCCTTAAAGGTATGGATGAGGTAGCCAAGGGTTGACTCCATTGCTTTGATGCGTTGCTCATCTTGGGCTGATACTTTATGTACAAAGTCCTGAAAATTATTATCGTGTATCGCGATTTGGATATAGTTTCTTTTGATGATTTGTTCCCTCCAAATATACCCATCAATATCAATGTAGCTCATGAGCTCCACTTTGTCCTTGGATACCTTTGCCACTCCGTTGTTGAATGGGATGTAAGATGAGTAACGGTCATCCTGCAGGATACGCATGTTAATGGACTCTAGCATGTTCAGGTGTGACTCAGTGAAGAGCTGAGCACTCTTAGCACAGTGATTGTAGATATCAAGTTCACCCTTGGCTAGGCAGTATTTAAGTACAAAGTCCTTGATTAACTCCACTGAGCTTTCACTAACCTTGTTTTCCTCAATGTACACATAGGTAGGCTTGTTACTTCGTTCCGGATAGTACTTAGCAAACCCATGTTTTTGTAGAAACTTAGCATAGTCATGCGGCACGATAGTAATTTTCTTACCATCTGCCTGCCAAAATACATCATCTGAGTTCTGCACCTCCTCTTTCACTGACTCAATAATTGAGCTACTAACACCTAGCTGTTTTTGGATGTCCTCATCCTTGATACCCTCTTTTAGTTTTAGTTTTACCTTGTTAACAGTGCTCGCATCCTCAAAGTACCTGGTGTTGAAGTTGCTACTTTTGTATGCATTGGCTACAGTGTTATTGATTTCACTTGCTGTAAAGTCCTCCTGTTGATATTGCAGTAGGTAATTCTTAGCAGCATACTGATCTATACCATACTCACACATGCAGCAGGCTACCTTGAATGTCCAATTATTCCTGCCCTGTTCAAACGCTCCATGATTAAACTTCATGATTAACTCAATGATACGGTCCTCATTAGCAATGGGGAGCACTGCTATCTTTTCTGCTTTGTGGTATCCCTTATCCTCGGTAATTCCTTGGAACACCTCGCAGAACTCATTGAGATAGGCATCAGGGTCATAGCTTTCAAAGCAAACCCTTGACACGTTGCTATTGGCCACATCAAAATAATCACTTTGGATGTATTCCTTGTATGCTTCAAACCTTCTTTTATGTTCAAACTTGTTGCTTTCAGGTGTACGGATAACTACCTTGAGTCCATTTCCACTAGGTGAAGTGAACATCATGTAAACATAGGGGCATTCCTTAAGCCTGTTCCGTTCAGCTTTCAATGTCTTAGCATCGGGGTACTTATCAAAGTCTAGGACACAAAGTCCTGAGTGTTGGATGAGTCCATCATCCTTGCGTTCAGAGAATGTTCCGTTAAACATGATGGCCATGAGTTGCATCTTGCTTTCACTGTCTCCAGCACGCAGTTTTTTAATCTTACTAATCAGCTCGGGGTTACCTTGCTTAATTCTATTGTACACTTCTATTGCCTCAAGTGTAAAAGGTGTCTCTTTGGAGTTAAACAAGCTCCTGAAAACTGATATTTTTGGGTTATACATGGTTGTAAATATAATTAATGACGATAAAAAGACAGTTTATGACGATAAAATAAAATCATCGTCATGGATATAAACCAATGCAGGCTTATGTTTCAGTGATTTCATGACGATATGACGATAAATTTTCCAAAGTACAAAGTTTTTTAGTGGTGTATTTTATAAGGACCCTATATAAGAGAACTGTCACATCGTCATACGGTCATAAAAAAGAGGAGCCGAAGCCCCTCCTTAGTATTAACCCTTAAAAAATTATGATAGCTCAAATGTAGATACAATCTCATTCTTAGTCATTCTCTCTTGAAAACTTTTTAACAATTTAGTAGGGAAGTTACCTGTGATTGTGACCCTAGTTTCCTCGTCATCTATTGGCATAACATCGACATCAAAGATATTAATGTCTGACCTCTTGGGTCTAATGAGTTCTGGAATGGGGTATATCATCTTGAGATAATTTTGGTCTTTTTTATGGTACCAATATTTGTGCTCTTGGATGCCATGCACCACTGTACTATGATCACGATTAAAGTACTGACCAATCATGGTAGTGGTCATGTGCCTGTTTTCATACATGTAGTTGTACAGGTAGTATCTCTTGCTTACTATCTCCTGCTTTCTGCTAGGTGTGTTCAGCTGATATGCCCTAATGATATCCACTATGTCTTCATTGAGCACCTTGCTGAGTTCAAAAAGTTCTGCATTCATATCTCTTGAATTTTGTAGCCCCATTGCAGGTACTGCTCTAAGGTCTCAGGTTGTTCATTCTCTTTGTATTGGAAGTTGAGCTGCCATAAAAAGTTTTTCTCATCAGCTCCCATGTAGCACCATGTGCCACCTTCTGGCTCTACTGCATCTTCAAGCCACATTCTGTAGTATTTTACGTATTTCATTAGTCTAATCTTTTAGGGTCATTCACTCCTTTGAACAGGTTGCTTGTAGTAGCTATCATGCCGGTAGCTTTCATGAAGTCAACCTCAGCCTTAGCACTGTTTATCACTGAGTTAGATAGGTTAGAAATTGCCTGAGCCTTTTCTACCTCAGTAGATAGTTGTTCAGGTGTTAGCTCATCATCATTTAATCTCTCTAGAGCTGCGAAGAGGTGATCACGTAGATCATTCATGCCGTTTCTTGCCATTGTTTATTGTTTTATTAAGTTTACTTTTTAATTTCATGACCTCCTGTAAGTCCTTTGGGAACCGTTGGATTGTATTCTTAGTCATGTTTTGGTTCATTGGGATGCATTCCAGGTTACTGAGTTCTAAGTTCATGGTGTTTCCATCAATAAACCTAACTATGTGTTTTGCAGGGATGGGTCCATTAGCCTGCTCCCATGTTAACCGGTGAGTTAATACCCATACACCATCTGATATCTTAGTATAGTGATACTTTCTACCACTGCTATCAGTTCGGATGCTAGTTGCATTAGCCTCCCTAGTATTGAATGGCTTGTTGCCTTTCTTAAACATCGTAGCAGCTGCATTAGTTAGCAGTAGATTAGGACATTTAGTACCTTTATTGAATGGCACATGACCCTTAGAATACCTGGTGTACTTACCTGCGTTCAATATCAGGGATCTATTGATTGCTTTTTTTGTCTTAGGGTCTTTCTTGATGCCCCTGTTGTACGTTCTATTGTACACTTGGGATGCAGTCAACCCTAGATACTCACCTAGCACTTTTGCAGGGATGTATGGGTATAGTATTTCTAGTATCTTATTTTGTCGCATACTTTCTCAATTACAAAGTGTCCGTAAATATGAGTACCTGCTGCTCTGAATTGGTTGACTTTCCAATAACACAGGGCTTTGGTAGGGAATTCATAGCTCTCTGAGAGCCTTTTTTCATAGTAGTATAGTAATCGGTACATGAGTTTTTACATTTAAGGTATTCTAAATATAGGGAGGTATTAAAGGAGCCTCCCTTGTCTCCTGCAAATGACTGCTTAGTCCACCATCTAGCCATCTCTGAGATATCTCTATGCATCATACCTCCACTCATCCTCATCAAAGTCGTTATCAAACTCCTGCATATCTCTTACAATGTTGGTATCCTGGATGCACCAAATGATTTCCTCATTGAGTTGATCAAGTTCGGTATCAGTTAGGATGTAGTCAAGCTCTACCTCACCAATTATTTTAGTAGCTACCACATTGCTAAGCTCTACCTCATAGTCATCCTCAGTGATGTTAGTTATTTTGAACTCACAGCTACCATGCACATCATCAAAGTCAAAGTAAGCTACTTCAATACCTATTGTTACTTGCATATCATAAAGATTAAAACGTTATACATTGCTACCATGGTACCCACGACCACAGCAAAGCTTGCTACTACATTCAATAGTTCTTTTTTCATTTGTTAGCGTTTAGGATGGTTAAAAAATCTTCGGTGTTATCTAATGCTTCCTGAGTCATTTCCTCAGTAGCTTCAACAAGCAGCTGCTCTAGGAATAAAGCAAGTACCTCTGCGTTGTTTTGGTTGTTCTTGATAAAGTCAAGGGCTCTTTCAAACTGTTTCATAAATAATTTTTAAGTGTTAATACCTTACAAAGATATATAAAGTTTCATATATGCAAAACATTTTACATAATTTTCCACAAATTTAGAATGAGTCTAAATAAGATAATCACACAAAAGTGCGAGAATATCTATTAATCTCAGAGAATTTCGCTTAATTTTAAGGCTATAAGCTTAAATAATCTCCGCAAAAATCAGGCTATAGACTTACGCTTGTAGAGATATTCCTGATACTTAGTGAATACCAGGTGATTAATTTTGTAGTGCTTTTTACAGTCCTTGCATAGTATCCAATGGTGTACAGTACCGGCAGCTGTGACTACTTTCTTATTGTGTATTACGTTTATTCCTGCACATTCAGGACATTCGTACTTTTCTCCTCCGTATTGGATGGCATAGTTATGGTTGGCAATGGCATAGCTGTTGAGTTTATCAAATACTGACTCAAGTACCTCCACATCCATTTTACAATAGGCCACCATCTTATCAAGTGCTTCCTGGTCTTTTCGAAAAACAATATCTTTCCATAGGTCAAGGCCTCCTGTTTCCATCTTAGCACCTACCTTGAGTAGCTTAGCTATGTAATCAAGCTTGTTGCTATTAAAATTAAAGTACTTTTTAGCCCATTTAAGCGTATCTATGGTCTTGGGTGATGGCATAAACTGAATGCCATGGAATAAAGCCCTTGTACGTATCCATTTGAGGTCAAATCTATCCCCATTGTGAGCCACAATCTCATCCGCTTGAGCTAGGACCTTGACAAACTTCTCAATCATTTGCTTATCACTCTGACTTTTAGACCAAGTTAGGCTGTGAATTTCATCCTCCCCCTCCCATTTGTAGCAGATGCAGATGATTGCACGTTCATGAATGATATCACCCGGGTTGATTGTTAGGTTGTATCCTGTCCTCCAGAACACACCGACATTGAATGATGTTTCAATGTCATAAAATAAACGTTTTCTCATTTATTAAGTTTACTGAGGATTGCGTTCCACGCTAGTCTAAGTATGTATGGTATAGCAAGCCCTAACCAAAATGGCCACCATGACCATCTATACTTAGTCACCTCATGTTTTTTTGTGATTGTGTTGCCTCGTATCTTTTCAATTTTGGTCTTATACCTGTACTCAATACGAGTCTGCCATCTTGTTTTTGGCACATAGACATTCTTAAAATACACCACCGTATCCTTAGTAGTGTAGAATTTCTCCCATACAATGGTGTCATTCTTAATAACAGGGAATGAGTCAACAGTGGTTATCCGGATGGTGTCATTATCCTGGACTAACTGCAGTCCATTCTTTAATGCTTTCTTATAGTGCCATTGAGCACGCTTAGGAGCTGAGCAGGATATAAGTATCAATAGTGGTAGTAAGTATCTCATAGGCTTTGTAACATCTTAATCATTCGGGGGCATGGGTAAATATCTGCCTTATCTTTTCTCACTGAGTTATGCGTGTAGATCCCTGCAGTTCCTTTGAATGCCTCTTTATCAATGGCAAATATCTCTGACCGGTAAGTTTTAGGAATGTCATAGGTATCACATAGGTACTCCACCAACTGCCGAGTGCTTTCAATCTGCTCATCCGTATATTTGTACCAATACTTATTACCTTTGTAGGGTGTATCTAAGGTAGTCACCATTGATGGGTCCACCACTCCCTTAACATAGTTGTAGTACTTCCCATCTTTTAGCTTCAATGGACCCCAATTGCACACCTCAATACCTACGGATAGCTTGTTTAAGTTTTGATATTTGAGTCCATGTACTGAGAAATCTTGACTATCTATGCCTAGATGGTAAGCCCAATGCATAGAGCTGAAGCACTGTACTATGCTACCCTTTTCACCTATTACAAATGCAGTAGCAATCCTATCTCCGTTGCTGTTCCACCAACGTGATACAGCTATAGGGTTACCATTGCCTGCAGTGTGGTGAAGATAGATTTGTTTTTTCTCAGACTCCTCATGGAAGTACTGACTGTTAGATAGGCGTTCCTGATATATCTTGCTTGTGTCTAATTTCATCCACCTCTTTTTTAATATCCTTAGCTCTAGCGAATAAGTTTTTCATTGCCTGCCATAGGTCAAGACCTTTCACTGCTTTGTAATTTTCGTTAATGCTCATTACCTCAATAGATACCAGAATGAGTGCAAGTACCTTAGTGAGCAATAAATCTACCGAGAAAAATTGTAAGATGATATTATTTAATATAAATTTATCAATCATATAAAACAAAATAACCGTTACCTCATAGAGTAGCATCTTGCTAATGATTGCAGATAGGCCCCTGCTAGTTATCTTAACCTTGTTTTTAATGCTTTTCCATACACCTGTGATAGTATCAAGTACAATCACAAAGCCTACCAAAAACAACAGCCCTGAGATAGGCATTAAGAATGCACCAATGGTAGCTGTAAGCTTCAACCAATTGGCTTTCATTGTAGCTAGTAGTATTGCGAGCTGTGACTTCATTATAAGATTAGGATGCTGTTGTTGTATCCATTCTCAAGGAAGTTACCACACATTCCTGTGCAAGTTGTTTGATACTGAGTGATGCATGAGCAATGATTAAACATTGGTCGTAGGTCAGTATCCATGTTGGTAGTGGATATAAAGATAGGGAACAGGTTACGGTTAGCAAGTAGCCATCTAATTAGACGTTGCTCAAAGAATGATGCCTTTTGTGCATAGTGTTCCATACCAAAGGCTACTTCTGAGCGTGATACGCTTGCTGAGAAATCACCTGACTGAGTTTGCAAACCTTTGTTCTTTAATTGATAAGTCAACCCAAATACAGCATCCTCTGCACTTCTCCATGCAATGACCGGTTGAATGAACTCAACTAGATCTATCTCATCAGGTGTAAGTGTTTGATTGTTGTATGCTGTTAGCATGTGATTGTAGAATGTGGTGCCTAAGATAGGTTGAATTCTCAATGCTGCCTGAGTTGCTATGTATGGAGTCACATCCGTTACATCAACATTAGCTGTGATGGGTGTGTTAGTCTTTAGGTAGGTTTCAGTGATAAAATATAACATCAGATTGCAGGTGTTTGTGCTGCTGCGTTGGCAGCTGCTTGTGTAACATCTCCACCCTCTACAGGAGGCAATGAAGCCAATGCTCTAATCTCATTAATGGTCATGGTCTCAAGTACTTTGGTAGCTACCAATGGACTCAATGTGTTCAATGCATCATTAGTCTTAGAACTTTCACCCTCAAGCTCCACGATGGTCTCATTAATGATTTGAAAGTTGTTGATTGTGAACTCAGCAGGGATGCGAGCAATGGTTAATATCTCTTGAAAGATAGTTACTACCTGTTGACGTAATTCCATTACCACGTTTTTCTCAAATATCACATAGGCTTGCTTAATATCTGACCCATTACCCAAGCTTCCAGTGGTACGGATACCCATTAGGATAGGGTCAATGGTATGGCTAAAACAAATTTGCTCAGTGTTCAATGCAGATGCCTCATGGAATAGCTTGTCATTAGCATTAGTAGGTAGGCTTTCTATCTTAGGTAATTGGTCAGCTGAGTTAGCAAAGAATGCAACTGCCTTTCCTGCATTTGCTGCACCTTTAAGGCGGTCAATAGTTTCCTTGATCATGTGTTTTTCCTCCTCCGACTGTGGTCTCTTAGGGAACATCATAGCAAAGCTAGGGAACACACTATTTTGAATGTTGCTTTTTGCGAAGTAAGATAGCTCTCCACTTAAAAAAGCAAAGTTTAATGCACTTGTATAGGTAGGTAGTGGATAATAATCTTGACCAACTGACTTAACTTCGTAGCAATATAGCTGACATTCATCCGTACAGGTGATGTGGTAAGGCTTAATAACCTCAGTATCTATCCTGGTGCTCCAATCATCGGACAAATAATACAATTTTCTGCATGGTGATACCCTTACTTTCTCAGGGGATACATTCTCAATCTTGATTAGCTTTCTTTTTTCTCCAAAATATAGCTTAAAATACACACGATTGTGGATGATTAACTGCTTTGTGACAGCTTTCACAGTGTGCTTGAGGTTTGCTTTCTTTTCAAAGCTATACATTTCTAGCTTTTCCTGTGGTGTTAGCTTGTCAGTTGTAAGGTTAAACCCTCCACCAATTACAGCGTTGGTTTTAAAGTCTACAATGGCACCATGTAGTGGTGAGCTGTAGTACATTTGATTAAGCATCTCAGGGTATAGGTTACCCTCACCAAATCTAACCCATGACTCCTGCACATATCTACCATTGACATAGGGCA